TTGGCTTATCTTGATACTTCAAGAGCATATGGAAAATGCCATTAAACAGGTCTTTTACCCCTGTCTCGGCAAAGATACGAGCAATCATCTCAATCTTACCTGCTCCAGCTTGTTGCATAGTTGCAATCGCTGTGGCTGTGGTATTTTGTAGAATGTTCGGGTCTAAACCTTGGCTTGTCTGCGTAACACCTGACCGCTTTTGTAGAACCTGATCCATGTAATCCAACATGGGGAACGACTGAGCTGCGGTAGGAGGAACAGTCAATGCTTGAACTGCGCCTTGCGACTTCATCCGCACTACTCCATTCGGAGCGACTGTTAGGAGGTCATCCATGTTTACCTGACCATCCAACGCTGTCATGCGTGGCATATTGGTCAAGTAGAGGTTATCTAGGATTTGGCGAGTAATCGTGGACTTAATTAACTGGATGTCCATTGCTCTGTCTGCCAAACTTTGCCCAAAGAACTTATGAGGCATTGGAATTGGGCAAACACTAGCAAAAGGAATGTGATCGAATTCCTCGTTATCTAGGATCGCATCGCCAGCGTATGTAACCTTGCGAAGTTCTGCAACACCATCGCCATCAAAATCTGTGCGGATATAGCACTCGAACACTTCTACATCTTGCATTGAGAAGTCTAGCGTTTGTGTCTCATCTGGCATTTCGCCTTGACTGAAACGAGCCACTCTCTCAGGTGTGTAGGTTAAGTCGTTGTATGCAGGGAGCTTGTCTACTACATCTTTAGGATAGCCAGCAGCCACCAAGTCAGAACGAGTCATAGTCGTTCTATGGGCTACGAAACGAGCATCTTTTAGGCTCTTGTCTCGCTTGGCAATCAAGAACTCCTCAGGGGGTACATTCTCAATCCGAACACGACCAACTTCTTTTTTCTTCTTGACAACAACATTGTAGGAAAGGATTGGCATACCCATTGGGTCTACACCAATCTCCTCAGTTTCTTGGCTGACTAACTCCATCGAGCCATCAGCAAACATAAGAGTTAATTCTTCTGCGTTTAGACCTTTGTATTCTTCTTTGGTTGGATCTTCGCTATCTTCCCACCAGTATTTGACAATACCATTCTTTTGTAGAAGTGCATCCTTGAACCAATCGTGCATTAGGATCACACCAGGATTGTCCTCAAAGAATACGAGGTTGCAGAGTTCGGTAGCTTGTTTAGCACCTTCTTCGTCTCCTGGCATCCTAGGATCAAAGCGAACTAACTCGTCTGAGGCTGTAAAGATACGCAGTAATTGTGGCAATGCACCATCAACGACTTCTGCCACTTCGCCTGTAACGATCTGGCTGCGACCTTCTACTTCGTTCCCATAAGGATAACGATTGTAGTAATTGATCGCCTTTGTGCGCTGTTCTACTGTCTCTGTCTCTACATAGCCGATAGAATCTTCTATCTCTGCTTCGACAATGACTTTTAGTTTCTGTTCATCCATTTATTCGTTTCCTAGCAATCTCAAAATATGCTTCGTCTTTTTCTATGCCGATAAAGTTTCTGTTCAAATTCTTACAGGCTACGCCAGTTGTTCCGCTACCCATGCAGTTATCTAATACTGTATCACCTTCATTTGTATAAGTCTTTACAAGATATTCCATCAATGCAACTGGTTTTTGTGTTGGATGTAAACCTCTAGTAGATTCTCTGTTATTAAAAAACTGAACACTCGATGGGTTTCTTAGTTCTGTGTATTCCTGCTCTGCATTGTTTTTAACTATATTGTTATAAACTTCGCCTTTAGATATGCTATTTGTATGATAAGGACTTAAAACTCTTTTTAATCCAGCACCTTTTCTTTGTTGCATAATTGGATAGTAATTATGTTTACCATTACTAAAAACCAATATATTTTCATGCTCTTTCATTGGCTGGTATTTAACTGTCGCAAAATTACTGCCAACAGCTTTTTCCCAAATCCACTCATATTTAAACCATTTAAGATTGCTCATTACTAAAGCACTTGTAAATGGCTGGCTGCCAAATAAAACTACTGCACCATTATCTTTAACAATTCGCTTGTATTTCTCCCACAAAGGCTCAAAAGGTATAACACTATCCCACTTACAAGCTGTTGTGCCATATGGCAAATCACAAATAATCGCATCTACAGAACCATCTGGTATCTGCTTCATTATCTCTAAACAGTCTCCTAAATGGAGTTCTACACTATCCATGAAGTTTTTACTGCAATTGGTTGCGACCAAGTAGTTGTTTGTTCCATGCCTAAAGCAAGATACCTAAAGGCATCGCTACCATGTGATGCCCAGTCATGCAGAGGCTTATCGTAAAACACATTCCTCTTTTCGTCATACTCTCGCCTATAGTTTCTTAGGCAGTCTAGTCCTTGTTTGACCTTTGGCATATTAAACCAACAAGTCGGTAGCATCCTTCTGACTGCTTGAATGCCATCATCTACAGAAAGTCTTGGCAGAACCCGAACATCTAGTCCAGCTTCTCTCAACACTTCCAGTCTGCTCTTTCCTGTGCCTAGCTCTCTTACTTCTACATCGTGCGGTAGGAGTTGCTCTGCTTTGTGCCAGTTATTCTCTTTGAGCCAATTGACATACCAATCGAGTCCTTGACCATGATTCTCTACAAAGTCCACGATTCGTTTCTCTTGCCCTGTGGCTTGGCATACCCACAAAGCGGTGCTGTCTCCTATTCCAAGATCCCATGCTACATAAGTCTGGCATAGGTCATCTCGGTCTATATTGCACATCCGACCTTTTTCTTCTAGGTCGTTTAGTAGTTTTCCGTAGTAACTGCCTTCTACTGCTGCGTTAAAACTGCACTCGAACTCTTGGTTGTATTTGTCATCGCCCATTTCCTTCTTAGCTGCCCAGAGTTCTTTTTCGTCTAGCAGGTGTGTCTCACTCGCTTTAAATTGTAGAGCAGACCATCCTTCTTCTTTTCCTGCTCTGTCAAACAGTTCCTTGAAGTGATTGTTTCCCTTCGGTGTGCCAATAAATAAACACTTGCCTTTTCTGTCTGCTAAAGCAGGTCTTATAATCTCATTCCAGATCTTTGGATTCTGATCGCCAATTTCGTCTAGCACTACGAGGTCAAAATATTGCCCTCTGAGTGAGTCTGGGTTATCAGATCCGTAGAGTTGGATTCTTCTTCCGTAAAAATCTACCCTTAATTCCGCAATATTAGCTGTTGCACTTAGTGGTCTAGCAAAGTGGGTTAAGTAATCCCATGCCACCCTCTTAGCTTGGCTATATGTCGGTGCTATATACGCATAACGAGGGTTTGGTCTCTCGTTTAGCATGGCATCCTTGATTAGCTCATTTAGGGCTGCGACTGTCTTTCCCATTCTTCGATGGGCTACTGCTACCACAAAGCGATTGTTCTCTATCGCCTCATGGATTTGTTTCTGAGGATCTCTTGGCTTGTAGGGGATGACAATCTTTTGTTCATCCTCTAGCAGTTCTACTTCTCCCAAGCGACCACCAATTTGAGAGGGGTGTTATCTGTGCCACTTAGCTCTGTAGTGTTTACAGGCTTGCCATCTATACGATCCATTACTTCCTTGATTGCCCAAGGTTCTCCATTCTCGGCTGACTTGACTAGCTTCTCTGTAATGGTGCGGAGTTTCTTCTTGTCCTCTTGGACTAATGCGACTCTTAGTGCATCGTAAAAGAGCTTTCCCTTTTTGCCGTTTTGATTGCCAACTGGTGCGCCACCTTTATTAGTTGGCTCAACTTCTAAATTTTTGTTTTCTGTAGCGTTTTCCATTCCATTCCTCGATGGGTTGATGGTTGATGTTGTTGCTATTCTACAACACTTAATGAACTGTGGGTTGTCTTGCTTTAAAGTAAATTTCGTCTGCTTCGATCTTTTCTGCGATCTCTAGCATAAACTTGTAGATTATTCTGAGTTCTTCTGCTTTGTGGTTAAACGAGTGAAATCTTGTAGGGCAGTTGCTTATTTCTACAATTGCTACTGTAGTGTCTGCCATTTAGCTCCATTTTTGCTTGTCTGCCCAAAAAGCCGCACTCATCTTACCCTTCGCTATGTTCTTAGCGTGTCTTGCTTTGAACGATTTGCGTCTTGCTTTATCTGCCTCTGACTCGCCTTTTCTTGCAGGGCTACCGCTTACCCCTTGCTGACCAAATCGGATCGTCTTGACCTTATCGCCTTCTTTAGCGACTACAACATGGCTTTTAGTGGGGTGATTTGGTGTTCTTTTTGGTTTGTTAAATCCAGCAACTCCCATCCGTTCTAGGATGCCTGCTGCTTCTCTAATTTTCACTTCTTGTACCGAGCCGACTTGCCTGCCTCGCTTAACGCAATGGCAATCGCCTGGCGAGGATTCTTAACCACTTTCTTGGACTTACCAGAGTGCAGTTTGCCCTCTTTGTATTCGCCCATGACTTTGCCGATTTTCTTCTCTGCTTTGCTCATTTTCATAGTGGTTTACCCTAAGTCTTATATAAGAGTTACTTCTTTTTCTTTTCTGTCTTAGCTGCCAACTTAAATGCTTTAGCGGTTGGAGCACCTTTTGTGCCTGGCTTACGCATTTTCTCGCCAGATCCCTCGGCTATCCGTTTACGCTTTGCTGCGATATTGGCATAAAGACCCTGTTTCATTCTTCTTCCCCCTCGTATTCTTCTTCCGATTCTTCTTCTGAACCCATTGGTTCAAATGCTTGGCAGCCACGCTCACCTTTACATACAAAGTCGAAAATCTCGCAATGACCCATATCTTTTGGTACACCGCATTTTGTCATTTCTTCGCCTGTTTCGTAGTATTCACAGGCTTTGCACTTGCCTTCGCCATCCTTGCGATCACCATAATTGGCTGTTAGAACGGCTTTTTTCATATTGCCCTTGTTGATGTCTGCATCAACTGTAGAAAGTGGGCAAGATTCCATGTCTGACTCTAGGAGACCGCCTTCTTTCTTTTCAGCCATCTTGGGTTCTTTGCCCAATAGACCGATCATTATTGACATTCCTTTATCTTTCATAGAGCCTCACAGAAATTTTGGGTGCATTATCCCAAGGAAATTATAAACCATTTTTTGACTATTATTCAGGAAAAAATCTGTGATATAAGTCAGGTCTATTTTCTTTTACCCATTCCCTAGAATCCTCGCTACATTGCCTATAATTTGTGCCATAAGTCTGGCTTCCAACATGATGAATATAGGCTCTAGCGATGTAGAGATTGTGTCCTTTTGCGATCTGGTCTAAGCACCAAATATCGTCTGAATACCAATCTATCGGGCAATTTTCAATCCATGTGTGCTTAGATACCCAATGAAAAATACCTGCAATGTAATCGGTTTGGATGATCTTTCCTTCACCCTCGTAATTTAGCCCGATGAGGTTGCCTTGTCCGTAGCGGATATTTTGTAGACCTTTTGCATAGTTTGTTCTTGCTGCAACAGTAGCTATTTTGTCATCTGCTTGTTTAAGGAGTTCTACATCTGCCATTAGGTCTTGATAGGAACTAGGGTTTAGGACTACATCGTCTGCACAAGCTACTACTTCTTCATGATCCTCAAAAGCCTTATTAGTAATAAAGTTCCAGGCATCTCCACCCTTATCGTAGGTATGGACAAAGTTCCTAGTTTTGTGTTTTGGGAGTTTGTAGTCTGAGCCACAAATGTAGATTTCTACATCCTCTGGAACATATAGCTCGATGGATTTAAGTAGAACTGGTAAGCACTTTTGGGTTTTTGAGCAGATGACTATCGGAGCAGGATTCACAGATAAACCTTTCATTCATTCCAAGATTGTATATTTGAAAGATCCCATTCTTCGTGGTTTTCTTTTGGTTGCACTTTGAGCATACTCTCGTAGTGATTACTTTTGCTTCTCTTGTCGAGTTGGTCTTGGAGTCGTTTTTTAGCATTTTGTAGATCTGTCTCGAATCGTTTAGGCGATATTCTAAGGTGATGCGCTAACTGATTCTGACTAGCGTATGGGTGGCTCACATACCGAGCTTTTAGTATCTTTCTGAGTTCTAAGGGTAAACCCTTAATAGCCTGTTCGATTTCTTCTCCGTCTTTGTGGTCTGGCTCGTAGTGCGGTTCTTCTTCTGCGTATAGGTTTCCAAGTTCAGGAATGTAGTTCTTTTCAAACGATCTGCAAGTAGTATCAGGTTGAGGAA